ATGACGCGATCGAGTGAGCGGCTCGTGCTACTGGGCCGCAGCGAGAAGCAAGCCTTCATCGAGTGGGACGCATGACCGCGCAGGACTTCTTTTCAGCCGAGGGCTACGACAACGAGAAGCAGGCCGTCGAGGACTTGCGCCGGCGTGTCACGATGTCGGGCCTCTTCAAGATCTACGACGAGGTGCAAGGCAAGAGCATCGGCATCTGGCACATCCAGCAGCAGCGACGCATCGACATGATCCTTGTGCCGACCGCGGCTGCGCTCGACGCCGGGTGGAAGCACGGCTTCGTCGGCATTGAGTGCAAGCGCAGCGGCAAGAAGATCGACGAGGCGATGCTGCAAGCGATCACATATATGGACTGCGTGTGGACGCTCGGCGACTGGCGCGGCCTGATCGTGCTGTCGTCGGTGCTGGTCTGGCCGTACTACTGGCCGAAGGATCAGGGCTACGCACAACGGATGCAGCAGGCCCGCGTGGGAGTGGCCTATCCGACAACGCGTGACGGCTTCAACTTGAGCGTGCGTGGCGCGCCGACCGTCTCGTGGTCACCGCAGGTCGGCGTGAAGACGGTGCTGGACTAACAAATGAAAATCGAACGGGTCGAACTATCAAAGCTCGCGGCAGATCCCGCGAATGTGCGAAAGCACAACTCCAAGAACCTCAAGGCGATTGAAGCCAGCCTTCGACGATTCGGCCAGCAGAAGCCAATCGTGGTTGACGGTGATGGGATCGTGCGTGCCGGCAACGGTACGCTTGCTGCGGCGCAGCAGCTAGGCTGGACGCACATTGACATCGTGCGTACGGAGTTGAAGGGCGCAGACGCTACGGCCTACGCGATCGCAGACAACAGAACCGCAGAGCTTGCTGAGTGGGACGAGGAAGCACTCTCTCAGCAACTCGCGGCGATCCAGATCGAGGACGAGGATCTAGCGGAGTCTTCCGGCTTTGATACCGCGGAGATTGAGAAGATGGTTCTGGCCGACAAAGAAGTTGTCGAAGACGAGGTTCCTGAGCCACCTACCGATCCGACTACGAAGCCCGGAGACCTGTGGATTCTCGGGAAGCATCGTCTGCTATGTGGTGACTCCACGAGGGCTGAGGATGTCGATCGTTTGATGGATGGAATGAAGGCCGATCTATGCTTTACATCTCCACCATATGCTTTAGGGAAGTCCGTGTCGCTTTCTGGAAACAGGAGAATGTCCCAAAGGGAAAACCCATATGACGACCACGAGGACACATCAAAAGAGTGGATGTCCCTTATGTCCGGGTGGTTTACATCAAGCCGTGCCGCAGTATCTGATGCGTGGGTAATCAATGTTCAACCACTAGCCGGCAATAAGAGAGACCTAGTTCGATTCATTGCCAACAATGCTGAAAACCTAGTGGATATCGTGACATGGGACAAGGGACACGCCGCGCCACAAATGGCCGCAGGTGTGATGTCCTCAAGATATGAATGGATGGTCGTCTTCTCTTCTAAGGATCGAGCGTCTCGCGCAGTCCCGCTCTCTTCTTGGCGTGGAACGGTACAGAGCGTATACACCGCACCTCCGCAGCGGAACAATGAGTTCTCCGATCTTCATGCAGCTACAATGCCTGTCTGTGTTCCATTATGGGTGATGCAGACCCTTTGCGACAAGGCAGCTACCGTGTATGAGCCATTCTGTGGAACAGGCACGACCCTCATCGCCGCCGAGCAACTGGGCCGCAAGTGCTACGGCATGGAGATCAGCCCAGCCTACTGCGATGTAATCGTCAAGAGGTGGGAGACCCTCACTGGGAAGAAGGCAGTCCTCGAACCCCGTACTCAAAATAAACCCCATGCCTGAGCCGGCAAAGAAGAAGTGCCACGCTCATCGACGCGATGGGAACAAGTGCACCCAGTGGGCGGTAGATGGCTGGAATGTGTGCAGGATGCACGGCGCTGGAGGCGGTCGTCCGATCAAGCATGGCCGCTACTCTCGTGTGCTCAAGAAGTCTGGGCTCGCGTCCCACTACGATGAGGCCGTCGAAGACCGCAACCTCTTCGACCTCAAGGAACCCATCGCGCTCCTAGAAGCGTGCCTCCAGAGAACGACCGAGCGCGTCGCCGACCGTGATACTCCAGACTTCAGGAAGCGATGCCTCGACCTATTCGAGGCCGCGCAGCAGGCATTGAAGGACGGGGACTCGGCAGGCATGAGTTCCAACCTTAAAGTGCTAGGCCAACTCTTGCGTGACGGCGTGTCCGAGGATCGTGCAATCAATCAGCTCAGCGATCAGGCCGACAAGCTGGCGCGACGCATTGAGGGCGCATGGCGCATTCATCTGGACAAGACTCAGGTCTTCAACCGCTCCCAGATGGTGTCGCTGCTCGGCCAGTTCATGGAGTTCGTCAGGATGGAGGCCGGCGGCGTGGTTGCTTCGCGCATCCAGTCCAAGCTGGTCGCGCTGTTATCGGTCGCTCACCGTGAACAGATCGAGGGCCATAAAGGGGAGAATGGCGACGAGGAGGAATAGTCGCCATGCCGCACATCTACGACACCCTGCGAGACGCGCACATCGGTGAGGTGGACTTAGGCTTCGCGCGCTACAAGCTCTTGGTCGCGGACTCGCTGCCTGATGATGAGTGGGCCCACACCGACACCGACCTGCACGAGATCGTTCTGCACGCGAGCCTCGACGACGGGCGCGCGCGTGAGTTCCTCATGCACGAGCTCACGCACTGCGTGCTGGAGATCGTCGGCTACACCAGCGAAGACGCGGACGCGGTGTACAGTGACACGAACGAAGACATGACGATCAAGCTCTCGCGTGGGTGGCTCTTGCTGCTGCGTCTGAACCCCGAGCTCGTATCCATCATCGCAAGATCAAGTGACTAGGCAACCATTCGTTCACGACGAGGAGACGCGCCTGCTTCTCCTCGAATCGCTCCTCGAAGTTGGCAAGATGCACAACCTTCGAGAAGGCGAGGCCATGTTCGAGGAGTTCCGCGGGCAGGAGTCGAAGCTCTGCAAGAAGGTCTTTGGCGCGAGGCTCTGGGCAGCGCAGCGCGAGATCATGCAACAGCTATCGACCAAGCGATTCGTGACGGTGCGATCTGGTCGCAAGGCCGGCAAGACTGAGACTGGGGCACTGGCCGTGCTCTCATTCATCTACACGAGCAAGTGCGTGGTGCTGACGACCGCGCCGACGGGCCGACAGGTGCGCGATGTGTTGTGGCAGCGCATCGGCTCGATGTGGTCAAAGGCGAAGACGCGCTGGCCTGCGTTGCCGGGTGAGCTTGGCACGATCCGATTGTCGATCGCGCCCGAGCACTACGCGCTCGGCATCGCAACGAACTCGCCCGATCGCTTCCAAGGATGGCACGCCGGCGTGCGGTTGCCTGACGATGTGGACATCGACGAGAACGACGCCGACGAGGTGGATGTCGAGCGGCTGAAGCGTGAGGCGCAGCTAGGTGACAAGCGTCTCGTGGTCGTGATCGACGAAGCCGCCGGCGTGGACGACGCGGTCTATCGTGCCATCGAGGGCTCGCTCTCTGGCCCGAATGTCCATGTGCTGTTGACCGCGAACCCGACGATCGACGCGGACTCCGACCACTTCTTTGCGCGCAGCTTCCGCAACGGCACGCGCTGGCACCGCATCAGGATCTCGGCGTGCGAGGACGACGGCGCAGACCCCGTGCCCTACGACTCCTTCCACATCGCGCCCGACTGGCTTGCGGACAAGGAGTGGGTGGATCAGATGCGCATGGAGTGGGGCGTGGACTCGCCGCTCTGGTCAGCCTATGTGCTGGGTAAGTTCCCCGAGCAGAGCCTTGAGCGTCGCTTCGTCACGAAGGGGATGCTGGTCGCGGCCCTCGATGCAGAGCTGGGCGAGGTAACGAGCGCGAGCCAGTTGCACCTCGGCGTGGATGTCGCGCGCCAAGGAAGCGACGAATCGGTGGCGACGCTCTGGGCCAACGGTGTGCTCAAGGATCAGATCGCGTGGCGGTTGCCTGACCTGATGGCAACGGCGAACAAGATCGTCGAGCTTGCCAAGTCATGGGGCTACAAGGGCGAGATGATCCCCGCCCGCAACATCCACATCGACTCGGTCGGCATGGGTGCCGGAGTGCTGGATCGCTTGAAGCAGCTCGGCTTCTATGTCGATGGCGTGGACTTCGGTTCTGCTGCGAAGTACGACTGGAAGGAGATCACTGGCCAGATGATCTTCAGCGACCGCAAGAGCGAGTTGCACTGGGTCGCCAAGCGTCTCCTCGAAGAGCGCAAGGTCAAGATCCCCGAGAAGTACGGAGAGCTCTGGCGACAGTCGCAGTGGGCGAGGTACGAGTTCGAGGACAGCGCGAAGGGCACGCGCATCGCGTTGCATCGAGACGACGGCAAGGACGGCCTGCGCGAGAGGTACGGTCGAAGCCCTGACCAGTGGGACTCAGCGATCATCGGACTATCGCGCGGCGCGTCGAACAAGCCGGGCTTCGCTGTCGTTCCAAAGTCTGGCCTGAGTGTGCTTCGTCGCGGTCGCTGACAACTTTGGTAGTCTCGCCCGCGTGTCCGCAGACCGAAGACTCAACGGCCCGTGCACGCCTGATGATTCACGCACGAGGGCGCGATGAGAAACCCGACGACACCCGACCACTTCCTGCTACCGCATCTGCTTCTGGTCGATGCCGGCGACGCGGATCAACTGAGCCCGAACCAGTTGTTCACGCTCGTGGAGCGCGGCTGGATCATCTTCGGGGTGTGCGGTGACCCCGAGGGCGGCATCATTCTTTCGACGACTTTGACTCGCCTCGGTGAGCGGGAGGCCGAGTTGTACCGAAAGAGGATCGGACTACCTCCTCCAATGCACGACGAATGAGGACGCTGGGCTTGATGCGGTGATTCGTGGCGATGGCGAACAACGCACTGTAGGTAGACTTGTGAAGTCTTGCCGTGACGACGACGAGAGCGTCCCCAGCTTTGGCTGATGAACTCTCTAGCATACGACCGCGACGAGGCTTCGACACTGTGAGAGGATGATACCCGTGAGCAGCAAGCGTAGACCGTCTCCGTTCAAGCGTATGCCCGGCACTGGCCTCACCTTTGAGAAGGTCGAGATCACGGGCATCGGGAAGTCGATGGACTCGTTGCTTCGCCAGATCGGCCTCGCGCGTAGCACACCCGGCGGGCGTGACGAGGTCGAGGATCCGTTGTCGGATTCGTGGGTCGTGTACGCGTGCGTGCAGGCGTTGACCGAAGCCGTGCGTCAGGTGCCGATGAGCATCTGGGAATCGACCGACGAGGACGCGCAAGAGGTCGGCGAAGAGCACCCGATTCGCAAGCTGTTCGAGATGCCGAACCCCGACATGGGTCTGCCTGATCTGCTGGCCGCCGGCATGACGCACCGCAAGTTGAGCGGTGAGGACTGGTGGTTCCTGATGGACTCTGAAGGCAAGCCGATCTCCCCGAGCGTGGATGCTCGGGCACCGATCCCGCTGCCGACAGTCATCGTGCCCGTGATCGGTGACATCGTCGAGGACGCACGCGACCAATACACGGGCCGCATCACCGCGGTGCAGTACGCAGCGAACGGCGCGGTGCCGCCGACCTTCCCAGTTGCCTCGACGGTTCACTTCTACGACTACAACCCCGGCGACCCGATGCGCGGGCTCTCGCCTCTTGAGGCCGCACTCCGTGTGATCTCGGTCGGCTTCCAAGCCGAGCGGTACCAAGAAGCCGTGATGCGTGGCGGTGGCCCCGGCGCGTTCCTGAACTACGAAGACGGGATGAGCAACGAGGAGGAGTACCGCCTCCAAGAGTCCGTGAACGAGGCCGTCAAGGATCCCGATGTGGTCGGCGGCTTCAAGGTCGTGACGGGCAAGGTGAACATTGTCCCGAACCCCGCGACCCCGAAGGACATGATGCAGCGCGAGACCCTCAACTGGGTGCGCGATACGGTGTGCTCGATCCTTCAGGTGCCGCCGCCGGTCATCGGCAACTACGACACGGCGACCTACAACAATGTCACCGAGGCGTACCGCCAGTTCTGGCAAGGCGTGAAGGGCTACCTCGACAGCGTGGCCGAGAAGATCAACAGCCACCTGTTGTCGCGCCTCGAAGACCCGCGGCTCGCCGGCTGTTACATCAGCTTCGACTTCTCAGGCATCACCGCGCTGCAAGAAGACCACTCGGCCAAGTTCAAGTTGGCTGCGGAGCTCGCGGCCTATGGCGTGGGCTTGAGCTTCAATGACTCGGCCAAGATGCTGGGCCTTGAAGTTGAGACCGTCGAGTCGGCCAACACGGTGTTCACGCCGATGAGCAACCAAGTGTTCGCGGTCAACGACACGAACACAGGCGAAGACACGAGCGTCCAGCCTCAGACCGTCGTGCCGGCGGCACCGACCGCGCCGACCGAGGAACCGTCTACGGCGGCTCCTGCTGCATCGGCTGGCTTGAACGGCGCACAGGTCGAGTCGCTGCTCCTGATCATCACTCAAGTGGCTCAGGGCTCGCTATCGCAGTCCAGCGGTGCGGCCCTTATCAACGCGGCGTTCCCGAGCATCTCGATCGCCCAAGCGAACCAGATCCTCGGCGGTGCTTCGGCGACGATGCAGCCCGTGGCCGAGGCCACGAAGAGCCACGCGTCCAAGCGATTCGATACGCGTGAGGAGCGCATCGCGTTCGCGGAGTCGATCTACAAGAAGACGCTGGATGCAGCCGAGCGTCGGCTGGCCGCGGATGTCCTGACTTGGTTCCGCCGTTACGAGCGCGCGCAAAAGGCCAAGCTGCGTGAGTTCGCGGAGGCTGGCCCGACGGCTCAGAAGTCGATCACCACGAAGGCGTGGACTGAGCGCGATGTCGAGCTGTACCTCCTGCTGAACAAGGAGGAGTGGGAGCGTCAACTCGACGAGCTCATCTCGGCGAACATCACGGCGACTTGGCGTGACGGCTTGGCCGATACCGCCGAGCTCATCGGTGGCGTGCAGCTAGAAGTCACCGACCCGCGCATCGTGCGCATGATCGCGGAGCAGCGCGCGCAGATCGTCGAGGGCGTGAACTCGCGGCTAGCCGCCGAGATCCGCGACAAGATGATGGTCACCCTGAGCTCTCCGACGACCACGAGCGAGATCGCCAGCAGCATGAACGAGGTGTTGCCCGAGCTCGACGAAGACTTGGCCTCGGTCTTTGGGTCGAAGGAATCGCGTGCGCTCACGATCGCGCGCACAGAGACTGGCAAGGCGTATAACAGCGCGGCGTTCCAAGAGTACGAGAGCGCGGGAGTCACGAAGATCCAGTGGGTGTCGTCGAACGATGCCACCACTCGTCCTTCGCATCTCGCACTCGACGGCGAGATTCGGAAGCCCGGCGAGGCGTTCGCGCCGAACCTGCGGTTCCCGAACGACCCGCAAGGTGCGCCCGAAGAGACCATCAACTGCCGCTGCGTGCTGGCACCTCTGGACTAACACATGGACATCCTGATCAAGAACAGCGAAGTCGCGCAGCTTGCCGCACGAATCCTGAACGGCATCGCCACGGATTCGGAGTTGGCCGGCGCGAAGCTCGATGACATCTACGCGATCAAGACGGACACGAGCGCGATCCATGTGCGCGGCGTGGCCGCACCCGTGATCAAGATGGACGATGGCTCGCGCACTCGTCGCTTCATCGCATCGGACGAGACGCAAGACCGCATGGGCGACATCATCCGCGTGCGCGGTTGGAAGTTCGACCAGTTCAAGGCCAACCCCGTCGCTCTGTGGGGCCACGACTCGGACAGCTTCCCCATCGGTCGCGTCCATGACTGGACAATGGAGAACGACAGCGGTCGGCCCGTGCTGCGCGAGTCGATCTCCTACTTCACCGAGCAAGCCAACCCCGTCAGCGAGGCCGTGCTTCGCATGATCGACGAGGGTGGTCTGCGTGCTGTGAGCGTTGGCTTCGTGCCGACTCGCGCCTACAAGCCGAAGAACGAAGCCGAGCGCAAGGAGCTCGGGCTCGGCCCTTACGGCGTGCTGTACGAGGAGCAGCAGCAACTTGAGCTCTCGAACTGCACCATCCCCGCGAACCCGAACGCGCTGCTCTCGAAGGGCGCGAGCGAGCCGATCGTGGCTGCGATGGATGACATGGTGAAGCGCGGTGCGATCGGTCGTGCGCTCGCCGATCAACTCCTGCGCAGCGTCGCCAGCATCACGCCGGCGCGTCGTTCGTTCGCGTTGGGCGCAGTGGTCAAGGTCGATCAGGCCGAGCTCGACGCGACCTACACGGCGTGGCGCGAGAGCGTGAACATGAGCGCGTCGGAGCTCAAGGCGTGGGACGAGAACGAGTGCAGCCGCAAGGCGAGCGTCGATGCCGACGCGGTGATCAAGCGCAACCTGCGTTTGCTGGAGACCGCGAAGGAGAACTGGGACGCTGACCTCATCGAGGACGCGAAGCGCACCATCTCGTTCGTTGCACGCATGAAGAACATGGAGCAGGGGGAGCCAGTCAGCGAGGCGTGCCCCATCTCAAAGCGTGATATCTCGCTGAAGAACTGGGCCTACGATCCGATGAAGAAGAGCACGAAGAGCGACGCACCCGTGACCGCCGCCGACCCGCTACAAGAGTGCGTGTCGTCGAAGATCCCCAAGCTCATCGAGGAGCATCCCGAGTGGAAGATCGACCAAGTAATCGCGGTCGCCTACTCGATGTGCCGTGAGGGCACGGCCTCGGCGGACAAGAGCGCGTGTGGCTGTGGCACCAAGACCAAGGCCGCGCCTGATGAACTGAAGGTCGGCGACTTCGTGACTTGGGATTCGAGCGGCGGCATGGCCGTGGGCGAGATCGTGGACATTGAGACAAACGGCAAGATCGAGGTGCCGAACTCTGACTTCTCGGTCGAGGGCACGAGCGAAGATCCCGCTGCCATGATCAAGATCTACAAGGAGATGGAGGGCGGCGAGTACGAGGAGACGGATGTCTTCGTAGCTCACAAGTTCTCGACCTTGACGAAGATGGAAGTGGAGACGGAGACGGAAGTCGAAGTCGAAGAGAGCATGATGGAGGAGAAGCCCGAAGGCGAAGAGATGAGCAAGAAGCTCACCGCGCTGGACAAGCGGCTATCTGATCTCATGATTGCACTGGAGTCGCTGGAGAAGCGTCTCGATCAAGCCGACATCGCCAAGGCGGTGACGGTGCAACACGAACAGGCGACCGCTCTGCGGTCGTCGAAAAGCGTAGACGCTGCGGCGTTTTACGCTCAGGTCGTCGAGCGCGTTGCTCGCGGCCTGTGACACCAAAGACCGCAGAGGAACTCAAAATGGAAATCAATGATCGTTCGGTCGATGCGCTGTCACAGGCGTTGATCGGCCAGTTGAAGGCAAACCTCGACAAGCGTGACGCCGACCTGTGTGAGCGTCTCGCCAAGCAACTCGACGACAAGCTGGATGCCCAGCGTCGTGAAGTTGAAGCCAAGGCCGCACGCTTCGCCGTGCCGGGACTGGCTCAGGACAGCAAGGAAGTGAAGGAGTTTTCCTTCGCCAAGCTGATCTCTGGTCTGATGAAGGGCAATGTCGCCAAGTTCGCGCCGCTGGAATACGAGATGTGCTCGGCTGCTGCCGGCACGATCGACTCCGCCGTCGTGACCAAGGACATGGTCACCACCGTGGACAGCCTCGGTGGCTTCATCGTTCCGAACCAAGTGATGTCGGCCCAGATCATCCCCTTGCTGCAAGCTAGCATCGTCGCTTATGACGCTGGCACCGTTCGCATGGGTGGCCTGACCGGCTCGCCGGTTCAGATCCCGAAGATCACCGGCGCGACGACCGCGTACTGGCTCGGCGAAGTGGAAGCCGTGACGAGCGGTGACATGAGCTTCGGCCAGATCGACCTGTACCCGCACGATGTGTTCGCATTGTGCACCTTGTCGAACCGTCTGATCGAGCTCGGCGCGCCGGGCGCGGAGCAGTTGGTTCGTACCCAGTTGGCCCGTGACATCGGTCTGAAGATCGACGCTGCGGTGTTCAACGGCACGGGTGCCGCCGGTCAGCCGACGGGCATCATGAACACGAGTGGCATCAACACCCAATCGTTCACTGGTTCTCTTGATGCGGCCACCTCGTACAACGAGCTCATCAACATGGAGCACAAGTTGTTCGAGGACAACGCGCAGACCGTGGGCGAGTTCGTGTGGGCCTTCCACCCGAACCAGTTCCGTCAACTTCGCAAGCAACTCGACACCGTGTCGAGCAGCGCGAATGTCAATCCCAAGGTTCGTCCGTTCGTCGACGGCGGCACGATCGAGCGCGTGCTCGGTCACCGCTATGTTCTGTCGACGCAACTCCCGAACGACAAGATCCTGCTCGGCGCGTTCGCCGCGTCGATGGTTGCGGAGTGGGGCACCATGGTGCTCGCGGCTTCGCGTGAGGGCACGAACTTCACCAAGCGTCAGACCCAGATCCTCGCTGGCATGACGGTTGATGTGGGCGTGCGTTACCCCGAAGCGTTCTGCGTGTCGACTGGACTCGCGGCCCAGACCTGATCCACTAACGACGAACCACTAAAAGGAGACACTCAAATGCAAATGGACTTCCGTTCACACCACAAAGTTGTGCAGGCTCTCAAGGCCGACAACTACAGCGCGGCAGTGGCCACATCCGTAGAGATCGACACCACGGGCTTCGCCGAAGCCGTGGTGATCTTCGACGCGGGTTCGGTTGGCGCAAGCGGCACGGTCGATGTGATCGTGCGCGACTGCGCTACCTCGGGCGGCACCTATGCCGACCTGACGGGCGCGGCCTTCACTCAAGTCATTTCAACGAACGACGACACCGTGTATGTCGGTCGCATTCGTCTGAACAGCGCGACCGCTGGCACGACCGACAAGTGCGAGCGGTTCATCAAGATTCAGGCGACCGTGGGTACGGCGGCGTGTGATCTGGGCGTGACCGTCCTGTTGCTGAACGCAACTGGCACGGGCGTGACCTTGAACACGATGTCGTTCTCGATCGACTGATCCAGACGAGCGAAGTATGGAAGCCGTCACCGACGAGATCGGTGGCGGCTTCTTCTATTGAGTAGACTGCACGCATGAAGCTGTACATGGTCGCGCATGGGTATGTGCTCCACGATCCGAAGGCCTCGGGCCTCAACAAGGCTTGGCTCTTGAGCGGTCAGACGCTGGATCTCGACGACGCGTGGGTGGCGAACGAGATCAAGGGTCAGGAGTTCAAGCTCGTGCCGGCGGCAGAGAACGCGATCGAGACACCGAAGAGCCGGTGGCCGATGCCGTTGTTGAATCGCTGGAAGGCCGCTGCGCCTACCGTCGAACACACGACTGCAAGTCCTGCTAGTGTTGAGCCTGAGGCACCGCGCAAGTCACGCAAGAAGAAGGGCGACCTATGAACTTTGACGGCAAGGTAGGATTCAAGCAGACACCACTACGCGCCCCCGGCGTGGCACTGACTGCAACAGAGACAACTGCGGCTATCACCCCGAGTGGCTTCTCGCACGCGTTGTTCTATGTGACCATCAGCATCACTGGCTCGCGCTCAATCACGGGCAAGCTGGAGCACAGCGATGACAACTCATCGTGGACTGATGTCTCGGGCACGGCCTTCGCGTTCAACACGGGTCTAGGAGACGCTACGGATGCGCTCCGCACGATCCTGATCTCGCACGATGCGGTGAAGCAGTATGTGCGCGCGAGCGTGACATTCGTGGGCGGTACGAACAATGTGCCGGTGATCTCCGTCTTGCAGTTCAACCAAAAGAACCAACAGGGCGCGAGCCCGTTCGCAGGTGAGGTGCTCTGATGCGTAACGATCAACTGACTGGGATGCGTACGACCGTTGTGCGTATTGCTGGCGGTGGTACTGGTGCTAGCACTGCGATCGACGGCGCGAACTATCGGTTCGCGGTCTTCCATGTGATGATGAACGCGGCCAGCGTGGGCAAGAGCGTCACCGTGCAGATTGAGCACAGCGACGACAATGTGTCGTTCTCGAACATCGGCAGCGTCGCCACGATCTCGGGCGATGTCGCGCTGACCTCGGGCATGGTGCTGGTGAACCATCAGACGGCCAAGCGTTATGTGCGCGCCTACATCACGCCGAGCTCCAGTGCGCAGACTTCGTGCTTGGCGGTTCAGTTCAACGAGATCGTGACACCTGACGCGACCTCGAATGTGACCTACGCGGTGCTCTGACCATGGACTACACGACATCGACACGAGTGAAAGCCCTGCTCGGCATCGGTGTCGCCGATGTGTCGCAGGACACCTTGATCGCGCAACTCATCACCTCGACGAGCCTGCGCTTCGACACCGAGATGCGCCGGCACAGCCAGCAGAGCGCGCGCACCGAGGTGTACCCAGTGAAGTGGACGCGCCGGCTCGTGACGCTGAAGGGCTCGCCTGTGTCGAGCGCGGCAGCGTTCACGGTGAAGCTGTCCGACAGCACGGACTTCACGACGGCGGTGACGCTGGTGAAGGACGACGACTTCATCATTGAGCACGAGTACGGCATCCTGCGGCTCTTGACCGTGGGCACGCCGTTCACGACGGGCGCGGCTTCTCGTCCTGTGGCACCGTACTACGCGCAGGTCGTGTACACGGGCGGCTTCGCCACGAGCACGGCGAACCTCATCACCGCGTACCCTGATCTCGCGCAGGCGTGCGACCTACAGGTCGCGTACTTGCATCGTCGTCGGTTGTCGGCGGGTGGCAACTTCTCGGTCGGTGGTAGCTCGACCTCTTACTCGGACGACTACACGATCCTGACCGATGTGCAGAAGACCTTGAACAAGTACACCCGCATCCACTTCTGATGGATGGAAAGATCGACATCCGCGGACTGCAACGAGCTCTCGCCAACTTGCCGAAGGCGTTGGACGCGGAGATGCGTCGTGCATTCAACGCGCACGGTCGATTCATGACGAAGGAGATGGTGACCAAGCGGTTCACCGGCTACACGGGCCGCACTGGTGACCGATTGCAGAATCGCTCGGCGTTGCTGCGTCGGAGCTTCAAGCACGAGGTCGTCGGCGGTGTCGGCCAGAGCACGCCGCTCACGCTCGTGCACTACTCGGCTGGCGTGAAGTACGCGCGGTTGCAGGAGTACGGCGGCACGATCAAGCCGAAGCGTGCGAAGTGGCTGACGATCCCTCTCCCCGACGCGTTGACGGGCTCGGGCGTGCAGCGTTACGAGTCGGCCCGCTACCTCTTCGAGAACTACCCGAAGCAGATGGCCGTCGTGCGCTCGCGCTCGGGTCGGCTGTTCATCGTCTCGCGTGGC